TTCTTCCATTCTTCGGTGTTCCGACTTTTGTTGAAGTCGATGTAAAAAATCCAGAAGCATTGTTTGGTTTGATTCCAGCGACTGCTAAAAAAGCATTTGTAGAAATTAACGGATTCTTCTGGTCTTCCGAAAATAGAGAAATTCTATTGAGTATCGTAGGATTCTATTTTGGATCAGCGGCCGCCACACCAAATAAACAATAAGGAAAACAAATGAAACACTTAAAATATATACTAACTGCCATAACAACAATGCTCCTTGTTAGTTGTGCGACACCTTTTATTGTTGCTGATCCTACTCCAGATAATGTTGTAATGCTACAAATCAAAGATGAAATTGCACAAACTGGAGCGTCAAAACCTTCCTATGGTTGGACTCTATGGTATGCACCGATAGTAATAATTGCACTATTATGGGCATGGAACGAATTCATAAGAACTCCAATAGTTTGCGGTGACGGTCTGGTGAGGGACGAAAAAGATAAAGACGGGGATGGAGTTCAAGATCCAACACAACCAAATACACCATAAATGCAACTCAAAAAGAAGAAGATTCGTTTAATTTAGAACTTAAATACTTACAAATATAATAAGAATCTACAATATCAGACACCGGACTAGAAATACCCTTCTTGTCCGGTGTTATTATAGATTTAAGTAAAATATTGGTTTCTGAAATAAAAGAATCGTACATCTTTTCTTTATCTGCATTTCCTTTACCTGTTGCAAATTTTTTAATTTCAGATGGTGTAAAAATTGTAAGCGGTATGCTTTGTTGATATATTTTATATTTCAATACACCAGTATTTTCTGCTATGTGAAATATTCTTCCCTGTGCTCCATATGCATAACCTTCTAATGCAATTTGCTCACATCCCATACAAACACGCATGACCCAATCGGAAATTGTGTCATATCTTTCACATTCCTCATCATAATCTTCAAAATTCTCTCCATGAATGTTTGTAAGAAATGTTGTGGCATTTTTCTTAACATCACTCAAGAAGTAGAAAGAACATTTATTAAAAGAAAAAGGATACTTGGTATCAGTGATACAAATTGCTGGCCCATTTAAACTATAATCAATACCTGCTATTATCATACAGGTATTTATGACTTATACTTCACACCCAGTTTTTCTTCGTTTTGTGATAAGTTGCTTTATCATTCCTTCGATCATTCCAAAGATCATCAAAGGAAATATAATCATAAAACAAAAAGTAAGTGCTGATACTCTTTTGAACTCATCTATGATTAAATCAATGGATCGCATAGTTATAACTTCATTATCTTTTTTAGTTCTGTGATCTCTTCATCAGACAGCCCACCCTTGATTTGTTTGCACTTGTTGGACTGTCTTCCTTTAAACATTTCTCGTATAGAACCACAAATCAATCCATAGAACATGATTGGAGTTATCAATAGAATACAGAATCCAACAATCATTGGATCATGCCATTTTGGTTCTCGGTATGGAACATGCTTATTCTCTGCTAAGCGATTCAAGTTTTAATTCTCCATCTGAATCTTCATAAAGAAATGTGCAGTTGTCTTTCTCTGTCCAGCAACCACAGTTAGCATATGTAATATTATTTACAGTATACAACTTTGGTTCGTGCAAATGACCACATACAACTCCATCATATTTTTTTTCCTTGGCATACTTCAACACAACACTTTCAAAACTGTCAATAAACTGTGCTGCTCTCTTTACTTTGATCTTCACATACTTTGAGATAGACCAGTATCTCATTCCCATCATTCTTCTGCACCAATTGAACCAATCATTGATTTCCAAAATCAGTTCATATGCATAGTCACCTAGTTTGTAGATATAGGAACTGACAGGAAACTTTGTGAGAAAGTCAAACTGGTGACCATGAAGAATGAGAAACTTCTTTCCTGAAGAAGTAGTATATTCTTCTCGTTCACTCAAACTAATATTGCCGAAGATATGATGGCCTGAAAACTTTGCCATGAACTCATCATGGTTTCCATAGATGTAATGAATCTTTGTTCCCTTGCGAGAAAGTTTGAGCAATCTTTCGATCACTTCCATATGGTGATTTTGTTTCTCGGCATTCATTGAGAATGCCTGTTTGAATCTCCATATATCGATAATATCCCCCACAAGGAAGATATTATCAAATTCATTATTCTTTAAAAATGCGATCAGAGGCTTTGTCTTTGCTTTCTTGGAAGCAAGGTGGAAGTCTGAAAGAAAGACAGTCTTGTAGTGCATTTCTATTATTTATCGTGCCCCGAGCAGTCGTGAATCCATCTACTTCGGGTGCGATTCACGACTGCTTCGAGGTCTAAAATATTTATATGCCTAATTTACAAAATTGCAAATTTATGCCGAAATGTCAACCAATTCACACTTGTCTCCGCTGCAAGCAAATGTCTGAGTACCGGAAGTCTTGTCTTCCTTTTCGTACTTGACCAGATCGCCCCAATTAACATTCCGTGGCATCTTAGCAAAGAGTGCTTCATACTCTTCTTTGCTGCACTCTTGATAGGGTGCTTGACGATAATTGTGATCGCTATGTGGTAAGAATGAAATACCACTGATCTCATCAAAGTGCTTATAAACCCATGCACCAACTTCCATCCATTCGTTCTCACGAACTGTTACGGTGATACTTGGTTTATGTTCACACCAAAATCGTTGATAAGTCAACCAAAGTGCCAAGTGATCTAGGGCAGAGAGATCGTTACGGGTGGAGCATCCTTCTGGCGATTTGGTCGGGAAGGAGAATACCATAACTGAATCGGGTTTCATTACACACTTCTCGTATGGGAATCCCATATCAATCATCATCTTGCATAGAGGATCCTTTTGATCGGCACGAACGGTACGAATATAGTATTCGCTGTGACGAGGATGGATTCCTGATGCGGCGTCAACCAACTGTGAAACCGTTCCAGACGGTTTGACACAAGTAATTGCTGCGGCAGGATTGATATTGATCTTCTTGGCATATTCCTTGTTTGTTTTGATTGTCAATTCCTTCAGTTCTATCAATCCCTTCTCCAGACGAATAACATCAGTTGCCATATTTTCGTTGTCAAGAATGCCTGTAAGAGAAACACCAAGCAATGCCTCCTCTTCGCAGTTCTTCTTCCATTCACTTGAGAGGTAGGGGAAGTTTGTTAAAGACGCTTGGAACGTACCTAGGATCGTCGCTAAGCGGACCTTACGAGCAAGACTCTCTCCTGTGTCTTCTGCTCTTACAACGACTTCTGTGAGGTTACAGAACTCACGGTCGCGTAGAATGATTTCAGAGCAAGGATTTGTTCCAAACTCATAAGATGGATCACGACGATCACCTAGTTTGGCAACAGTCTTTTTGCAAGCCTCACGATTGAAGATGCCGCGCTCACCACTCTTGCTCTTATAGAGAGACATCCATTCTTCCATAAAGATGCCCATGTCTGGTTTTTCTTTGTAGGCGACGGAGTTATTGGCCAATGCACGCTGCGGATTGTCGTTCCACCAAGCCCCGGACTTTGCATCCCGCATTCGTTCATCAGTGAGATTACTAAGTGATATAAGTGCTGATCTTCGCACACCTCCGACCACGACAACTTCTGCAATCTTACATACGATATCATGGCATTCGATGGAAGTGAGTTTTCTTCCTGAAGCCTTTTTAAAAGTGTCCGTTGTGAATCGAAACAAATCTTCCAGTGGCCCTGGACCGGACGCACGGCCACCAAATGTCTTAAGTCTTGCGCCAGCAGGACGAACCTTTGTGGTGTCCCACTTAGGAATTTGACCTCCAATAAGAAGGGATACCAATTCTCGGTACGCTTTAGCCCAGCCAGCCTTACTATCTTGGACAACAATAGTGGTTTCACTGTTAGTAAACTCCTCTGCGATAGTCGGCAACTTCTCTACATATTGTCTCTCTACAGAAAAACCCACACCAGTACCACACATTAAAATATATAGTATTTCATCAAATGCGCGAACACGATTGACTGCAACATACGAGCAATTATATCCTGCTGTATTGTCACGATCAAGTGCTTCACCTGCCGTCATTAAAGATCTCATGCTTGGCATGATTTCTAAATTCAAAACAGATGTTTCTAATTCGCTTCTCAATTCCTTTGAAAGAATAAACTTTTGCTTTTCCTTCAAATGATTTTCAAAGAAATCGAAATACCTCTTAACAGTTTCTTGCCAGGTTTCTCTTCTTTTTTCAGATTCGAGCCAGCGCGAGTAACGAGAAAGGTGTATAAACTCTTGGTAAAGAGTGGGCAATTTAATATCAGTATTCATTTTTTCTCCTGTTAAAGTTGGTAAGATATGTATGGTCAAGTTGTGGTCTTAGCAGTAAGAACCTTCCAAGATTCTGGAAACAAAGGTTCAATTATTTGTCCAATGGCATGTGCATATTGTCGTACTTCCCATTGTGCATGGGAATCGCTTCTTTGATGATATACTCTGGCATATGCCGATAGAGATCCTGTCCACCACCACTCGGTATATGTTCCTTGTGGTAGTACAGATCGTGCTTGCTCAGGAGCCACACCACGTTTTAAAAGTTCATCATAAGTGAGCAATGCCTCTCGAACAGTCATTTCATAATGACGATTTACCAAATTATAATCATCATCAATATTCATAAAGTCTTCCGATCCCTGCTTGGCACCGTTTGTGGGTTTGCTGCGCCAATGCGGAAAATACACACTTGGTGGATCGCTTACATAACGGCGCGATACTTCGTTCTCGACAAATCCTACTTTGTGTTTGAAAAGTTGAGTGCGAATAAAAATTGGCGCCTTAATTCGTAGCGTAATTTGAGGATGTGCAAATGGTGTCCAATGTTTATGTTTTGCAAGATATCTAATTAACTTTATATCTTTCTCACTAAGTATGCCATCGCCTTCATGGTTAACTTCTTCCCATTCGCTTTCTTTATTGAAAGATACTCTTGCTGCATTTACAACGGTGAGATCGTCACCCATGCAAGATACAAACTGTACAAATCCAATAGTATCTAAAACATTAATCTTCATATGTGTCATTTGATTTTTCCTTTTTCACATCTCTAAATTCTATACCATCAACTTTTGTATAATGCTTTGCGTAATCAATAGCTCTTCGCCACAAATCAGGATTCATTTCATTTACATATTCTGCAAATTTGAGTCCAAATTCAGCAACGGCTCTTGTCAGCAAATAATCATCTTTTCCTTCAGACATTGCATTTTTTCCAATTATGAAATTCTAAAACCGCCTTCAATCCTGAATAAACGCAATTCTGTAGTATTGCATCCATATATTTTTTCCCTTGCTTCTTCATTACTTCATTTATATCTTTTTCTTTGCAAGTGGATGGCCAGATAACAACATTAACCCCCATTTTAACAAGTTCGAAAAGAATTTCAACAGTTTGTTTATTTCTTGGTTCATTGTCCAAAATGAATATTCCTTTTGGATATTCTTTTGCCATGTCAATAAATCCGCTGCTACCCAAACATGCAACAGAATTATCAACAAACATACTGTCTATTGGCCCCTCAACTATATAAAATGGTTTTCTTTGATTCAGTCTATCAATACCATAAATTAATTTAGTATCTTCTGTCTTTCTTAATGTAATATACTTTGGGACATTTTTCTTTGGAAGTTTAGAAAGTGTTCTCCCTTGAGCTCCAATTATATTTTCATCTTTATCTCGAATCAGAATGATAATTCGTTCTTCTTGTGCTAAACTATAATGGGATTGAAATTGTTTTGCAAATGCACCAAAATCATCAGTATATCCTATATCACAAAATCTATTTTCCGGTATTTGTCTTTCTTGTATGAAAGCAGAAATGTGTTCATCATCTACATTGTTTTTTGCAGATTTGAAATTATTTAAGCTATCAAACTTGATATCAGAGGTGAATGGATATATTTCTTCTTTTTCTGGCTTCTTAAAATTAGAATTACCGTTTTCGCCGGATCTATATCGTTCTAAAGCATACTCTTTGCATAATGGTAGAGATATCTTCTCTAAGAAATTATGCAAATTATGACCTATACCACAATTATGACATTTGTAGAAGAAATCATTTCCCTTTTTAAAGAAATAACCTCTTGCTTTTATTTTGCTTCTGTCCGAATCTCCGCACAGAGGACATCGGCAATTTGCGAGATTGTCTTTCTTCCATTTGAATTTCTCCAAAAGAGAAGAAACCATATTGATGTATTTTTTGTCTATATAAGTTGACATTATATCTTCCAAGAATCAAACTTCTTTTGGTCTTTGAAATTTGGAGTTTGCTTTCTTTCCTTTGAGAAGAAATCCTCTTTCTTTTGACCACTCTCGGCAATATATCCTTGATCTTCTTTCTGAACATCAAATAATTTCATTTTTGCTCGGTTGATTCCAACGATAAACTTTCTATTCTTTGCTTTATCGTTATACCGATTCTTCAATTGTTTCACCATTATCTGATTAAGTTCATCAAGTTCTTCTGTAGATATAAGGGCAAACATGAAATCGCAAGTTGCAGGCAATCCAAACGATTCTGAAGTGTTTTCCAAATCAACATCAGTATTTGAATATCCTGCACGATTAGTTTGTGTTGCACTGAATATAGGAACATTGTATTCAATCGCAAGACCTCTCAATTCCTCGGCAATCGATTTAACATACTCGTATGAGTTTACATTCTTTGCGCCTTTGAATCTAGAGGAAGAACAAATATTCAGATAGTCAATAAAGATAATATCAGGTTTAAACTTCTTCTTTAATTTCAACTCATCTAGAAGAAATCTGAAGTGATTGGCATTTGCAACACCCGTTGGATATTCTTTGATGATCAACTTTCCGGTAACTCCTGCGGCAGCAGATTCTACCTTCTTCTCGTATACCGTTTTTGTCAAATCCTTAAGATCGTCCAGATTCACATCCAAGAAATTTGCATCAATTCTTTCTGCAATTCTCTCTTCTGCCATCTCACAAGTAATATACAGAACATTCAAGTTTTGCTTCAAACAGCAAGCAGCATGATGGCATAAAAATAAAGACTTACCAACACCCGTACCTGCCATGACGATGTTCAGAGTCTTGGGTGCAATTCCATCCTTTGTAATTGAATTGAAGTATTCCAAATCGAACGAAATCTTCTTTTCGGTGATATGATAAAAATCATATCGCTTAGAATAATCTTCGATATAATCGTGACCAATATTAGGATCAAACGAAACCGCCAATGCTTTGCTTAGTATATCAGGAATAGATCCGGCACTTTGCTGTGACTTTCCATCAATGATATTAACAGATTCCATGATTGCATTATAAACTGCTTTATCTTTGCAAAAGGTTTCTGTTTCCTTTGTTAGCCAATCAACATCAACAGGATCGGAATCTTTCGATATACTCTCAATGATTTCAGATATCTGCTTTACTTCATCGTCGCTTACTGATCGATTCTTATCAATGATAATGAACAGCGCCTCCTTTGTGGGGAGGCTATTATACTTCACAATATAATCTTGAATCGTTTCAAAAACAAATCTCTCTGAACGATCATGAAAATAATCTTTGATTAGAAATGGCGTCACTCTCCGTGAGTAAGACTCATTTTTTATCAGGTTGTGAAGTATAATCTGTTCTATGCTGTTCATTCAGAATCTCCAGTATCTTCTTCATCCTTGGTTGAACCATAACAAAATTCTTTATTTGCTGCCTCATTAATCTTGTTAAGAAGTTCTTTTGTAAAATATTTTTCAGGTGATTCATACATTTGCTTCTCAAAAATTTTAGATCCATCAAGAAGTTCCACTCTTCCCGATGTCTTCTTCAGTATACCATGTTCAACTGCCAAGTCAACAAGACCGTAATAAGGATCAAGGCCTGTTTCATAATTCAGACGCACATCTACCATTTTGTTTTCTTTGGTAAATCTTCCCTTGTTTAGACGGCAGTGAATGATATTTCCAACAACTTCACCATCGGCATTCTTATCTTTCTTCTTTGAAAGATAGATTATGATTGATGCTGCATACTTCAATCCTGCACCGCCGCCCATTTCCTTGGTAGGAACATATGCACCAATAACATCATAAGTGTGATTGGTAAAAATCATCGGAATATGTGCAACACCAAGTTTAACTGTGAGAACTCTAAAGGTTGACTTAATTACTTGGGAGCGAGTCATATCACGAACTTCTTTGCCTTCGGCAGTGTCGCTCATTTCTTTTGAGGTAGACAACATACCAAGAGAATCAAGAACCATCATTGTCTTCTTTCTCTTGTCTACTGGCATTTCCAAATACTTGTCAACGATGGTAATTGCCTGTCTGCGGAATTCTTCTACCGTCGAAACCGGAAATACTGCAACTCTCTTTGGATCGATTCCACGCGAACGGAACATCTCGGAAGTTACTGCTTGCTCGGAATCAAAGTAAAGAACTACTGCTTCGGGATTGTCGTTCAAAAACTTAGATATCATTCCCATAGTAATATAAGTTTTACCAGTTGCTTGCTCGCCTGCCAATGCAACAATTTTATTATCTGGCAGTCCCTTGTAAATATCACCAGAAACTAAGCCATTCAAGATGTAACAACCAGTATCGACATATGCACTAACATCGCTTCCTTCCAAACCATCATCGACTACGGAAGCAAACTTATTACCAGACTCTTTAATAAATGTTTTCAAAAAATCGCTCATATTTTCTCCTTATGAAAATAAACTTTCCAATGTGTTCTTCTTTTCGTAATTCCAACCGATAACATCCAAAATACTGGATAGGGGATCTAGAAACGACTTTTCGAATTGCGTTCCATAATCAATGTATCCCTCCAATTCAAATTCCTTTGGCAACTTAGAAGGAAATGCAATGATTTGATCTTCGCCTTTCATTCCGCCAAGTGGATTTGGTTTCTTCAAGTGAAGATATTTAATTTTATCTCCCTCTCCAATTAATTTATACTTCTTATCAAGACCATTCTTGTTGACATGATGATTATAAATTAACGCACCCTTGACCGCAATAGGAGTAGACTTCTTGTAGATGTAATAACTGTCCTTGTACTTATCCATACCGTTTACGCTTCTAGGAAACGCAATCTTCTCGGCAGGATAACTATAGAAGTCTTTTTTTACCGTTTCAATGAATGTAATTAGATCGTCTTCTGTTTTATTCAGAATAATATCAATTGCCAATTTTAAGTTGTCACGGACAACCTCTGGCGTAGAACTGCGAGTGGTTTCAATTCCCTTGATTTTTAATTTTGGTTGAGAATATCGTACTCCTTCGCTATCCCATACATTCAACATATACCGCTTCTTTGCAGTCCAAATTCCCTTGTCTGCAATTACTTCTCTACCCATAACCATTTTATTCTCATATGCATTCATCTTAAGAGCAAGTTGATCGAACTTCTTCTTGATAAATGGCAGAATAATCGTATTTGCAGCCTTGTCCAAAAGAGCCACAGTATCCTCTGTATTTTTGTTCTTTGGTATGAATTTGTCAACAAATGCGCCCATATTCAAATACACAGAATCTGTGTCAGATGCTATAACATAATCTATATCTGTTGTTTCTAGGGTTTTATTCAAAAACGAATTCAGTTCATTCATAATATACTGAATCGACAATTGACCCGACAATGTAATAGCCTCTGCAACTTCGGTGCTATAATAACGGAAATACTCATTTCCAATTGCGCCGTATGCAGAATTCAATTGAATCTTCTTCACCAACTGAAAGTTATGATATTGTGAAATATCATATTCAAGTTTATGTTGTAAATCCAACAGTTCCTTGTCTGTTAGTTTATTCAAGTCCATAGATGTATAGTATCACAAACGAAAATATCAGTCAACTAAACTATATTGCTTTTTTGCAGGAATGGATGGTTTCATCCGTAAAGATTTTCTTTCAGATGCCTTCCATAGACCATCAGTAAATCCTATGTGATGACCATTATCGTATCCTCTCGAATACGCTATTTTATAAATCCCATAACAAACAATAGAAGTCAATATGATTTGTATTGTTTCAATCATTTTTGGAATCTTTCGGTATTTGACTTGTGTAATTTGTCATTAGTTGAACCACCGATATCGGTCTATAATTTAATCCTTCAGAATCAACACCAACATCATAACGAATGTATCCCTCGCTAAATGGAGAGGTAATAAATCCCAATTTGCCATGACAATGACCATGTATGTGTATTGGGCATTTTCTGTTCCATGTCGTCATTGGGTAGTGGTACATGCAAATATTGAATTTCTTAAGTTCCTTTGGCACATAACCACCAATATTTATTTCACAATAGTGCTCAACTGACTTAAAATGTTTATTATTAACATGTTCTGAACGAATGGAAGGATCATGGTTACCAAGGACCACATGAATATTCTCGCATTTAATATTTGAAAAGATATTATTAATACTTGAAGTCCAATGTTTGCCTTTTCCTAGAGAAATATCACCCAAGTGATAAAGAGTGTCTTTTTTAGAGACACAATCATTTATGTTATGAATAAGTGCTTTATTCATTTCATTCACGTTTTTAAAATACTTTTCCCTATTGGTATAATGAAGAATATTATTGTGACTGAAATGTGTGTCGCTAGTGAACCAGATCATGCAATCAGTCTACCAGAAAATTTCTGCCATTGCGAGAACTTTCTCTTGCTTCTTGCATTATTTCCGAGTCTGCTTGCTTCCATCCCATATCGTATTCGTGCCAATACATTGTATTTTCTGTAACACGACCAAAAGCAGCCATATTGGCCTTTCCTTCGTTACGATCACGGTGACCATCTTTATAACCTTGTCCTGCGGTGTATTCCATATTCACTCCATTTCAGTCGGAGAAGCCAGATTTGAACTGACGACTTCCTGCTCCCAAAGCAGGCGCTCTACCAAGCTGAGCTATTCTCCGGTAATATTATATAGTTCTGTTATAGTTTTTCCTTGACAGGTATCACACCAACGAACCCATTTTCCTTCATCAATTAATTTCTTCATTGCAACTAATTGATATTGCCTAAATTCTTGCATATGTCTATCGTTGGTCTTGAACTTATCAAGAACAATATATTCAATATCAATTAACCAACTTGCAGAATGAAAAAATTCAGAATACCAATGAATGGCATCTTCTACAATTTCGTGACAAGATTTTAATTCATCGTCGGTCATAAATTTTATCCAACAAAATACAAATGAGATTATATAGTTCGTGTGTTGCAGTAACACCAACTATAACAAAAAAAACCATTATTAATATAATTACAAAATCGTTCATAAACTCCTCCGACTGGATTCGAACCAGTGACCCGAGAGTTAACAGCTCTCTGCTCTACCGACTGAGCTACAAAGGAAAATCTTACTTTTTATTTATCTTTGGTCGTTTGTTTTTCTTACCAAAGATATCTTCAAAATTCTTATCATACTTTTTCTTATCTACTTTTCTAAAGGAATCACCTTTTCCTGCACTATGTTTTCTACTCATAAAAAGCGGATGAAGGGACTCGAACCCTCAACAGCAAGCTTGGAAGGCTAGCACTCTACCATTGAGTTACATCCGCATAAGTTAAGTATGGTGAGGGACTTGCACCCATTCGACTAATATAAGGCAAAGTTCTACGAACCTCGTTGCCCGTTAATGTGACCTTATATTTCATCTTTTCAGACAAGCACCGGCCGGTTGATTATCCTAGTCTGCTTTACCAGACACCATACATTGAATAGCGCGAGTGGGACTCGAACCCACACTACACAGATTTTAAGTCTATTGACTCTGCCGATTGGTCTATCGCGCCATAAGTTCCTTTGCCTGGATTCGAACCAAGAAAAGGAGATCCAAAGTCTCCCGTGTTACCGTTACACCACAAAGGAATGCCTCAGGAGGGAATCGAACCCTCATGTCCAAAGGACGACAGATTTTGAATCTATTGCGTCTGCCTATTCCGCCACCGAGGCCAAAAAATGTCAAAGAGTTTTACTGCAATAATCGTACATCACAATCCCACTTGCAGTACCAACATTCAAACTTCTTACCGTTCCGAACTGTCTAATATACACCACATCATCACACATGTCAAGAACTTCTTTTGGAATTCCGATTTGTTCTTGACCAAAAACTACGAGATGGTGACACTCAGAATCCCAAGTGTAGTAGTCAATTGGCAAACAAATTCTTGTTCCATCAGTAACATTATCTACTCCTACTACTTTAACACAACCATAGTCCTGTTTTAGACTTTCAATTTGTTCCGAAAGACTTTCAATTTCCTTTACATGCTTAAATTTGGTGTAAAGATGAGTACCTACTGTTCCGCGCCTGTCGTATTGCTTTCTGCCGTATATCCAAACTTCTTTAGAAAGGAAGGCATTTGCGTTCCGAATAATCGTTGCAATATTAAAGTCGTTTCCAACATTGCAACAACAGACAGTAAAATTATTTCTTTTCGTATCCAAATCGGCAAGTATTGCATCATGATTCCAATAATGGTAGTGGTCGATGATGTTTCTCGTTTCCATGACGAGCATTATAACATCATCTTTTTTCTCTGTCAACCAAGTCCTCTTCGTTTTATTTCTGCCTCAACCTTT